ATCGTGCCGGCGTCGGCAAGCGGGCGATCGACCGCAAGCTGAAGGCTGATCAGGAAGAAAAGCATGCGCGCCGTGCCGCTGAGGAGCGCCAGGCGCGCGCCGCCGCCCGCACCGATCCGCGCCCGCAACTGCAAGCACCGCCGCCGGACGCGGAATGGCTGCCGCAGATGGCGGCGCTCAACGCCGTGCTGGGCGCCTCGACCGCGCCCGAGCCGCCGATGCGCGATGCCGAGGGAGTGGTAGCGGCCGTCGTCGTTTCTGCTCCGGCGATGATGCACCTGCTGACCGGTGCCGGTGCAAACGGCGCCGAGCCGGCCGAGAGCCGATTGCCGGCGCCGCAGCAGCCGCTGATCGCCCGCCTCACCGAAGCTGAGGTTGCCGAACTGATCGAACGTTATATCGAATACGTCGTCGAGACCCCCGAGGGGAGCGTCCGGCCAGTCCATTTGGCCAAGCCCTTCGTCCAACACTTCTGCCAGCGCCGCGACAATGCGTTGCCGATGGTGCTCGCGGTGACGACGATGCCGCTGGTACTGCCCGACGGTTCCATGCTCGCCGGCCGTGGCCTCGACCGCGCCCGCGGCATTGTGTTCCGGATCTCCGACGAACTGCTGAACCGGCTGCCGCACCGGCGCGACTGCACGCCCCTCGCCGTCGGCGCGGCGATGCGCTTCCTATGCGATGACTGGCTCGTCGATGTCTCCGCCGAATACAGCGGCAAGGCGGTTCTGGTGGCATTGGCCCTGACTGTGATCGAGCGGATGAGCCTACCCGAGCGCCCCGCCTTCCTCGTCACCGCCGGCCAGCGCGGCGGTGGGAAAACCACGGCCGTGCACATGATCTCAGCTGCGGTTCTCGGGCACCGCTCGGCCGCCGTCGCCTGGTCGAATTCCGAGGAGGAGCGGCGCAAGGCGCTGTTCGCCCTGCTCGGGGCCGGAGTGCCGCTCGTCGCGTGGGACAATATCGCGCGCGGAACCTTGCTTTCCTGCCCCTCGATCGAGAAGGCGCTGACTTCCGATACCTATGCCGACCGCGTGCTCGGCGAGACGGAATATCGTACCGTCCCGGCCGCGACGGTTATGACGTTCACGGGCAACAACATCACCGCCCGCGGCGATCTTGCCTCACGGTCGCTTACCACACGCCTCGCCGTGGGCCGGCCCGACCCGGAGAATCGCAGGTTCGAGCATGCCGACCCAATCGGCTGGACCGAAGCGCATCGCGGCGAGATCCTACGGGCGCTCTACACGATCCTGCTCGGAAACCCGCGCTTTGAGCTGGGCCGGAAAGCACCGCCGGCCGAGACGCGCTTCAAGGCGTGGTGGCATCTCATCGGCTCGGCCGTTGAGCATGCCGCCCAGCGCCATGGCGATAACCTCGCCGAGAACGTCAAATGGTTCGTCATCGACGACGTGCCGCGCAAGTGCCCACCCTCGTCGATCCGCTTTCGCGACCTGTTCCTCTCGGGCGAAGCCGACGACGAACACGCGACCAGCATCGCCACCGTGCTCGACGTGATCCGCACTCGCTGGCCCTCCGGCTGCACCGCGACCGAAGTGGCCGCCTATTGCGACGAGCAGAATAGCGGCGCCGCCAACTTCAAGGGGGCCATCGAGGCCGCCAGTGGAAAGGCGATCAAGGTGTGCACCCCGACCGTCCTGACTTGGCGCCTGAAGGCGGTGACCGATGCCCCGGCTTACGTCGGAAGCAAGATGCTGGTCCTTCGCTACACCCCCGACAAAACCAAGCACGGCGGGACTTTCACCGTGAAGCCGATGGAGTGACGGACCCGAGAATGCGCAACCTGCGCATCCTGCGCATCCTTGCAGCCCAATTCGCGCGCGCCACGCGTAATTCGGGGGCTCAAACGGGACCCGTATTTTCTGTGTCCCCAGACTCAGAACCGGCCAAACGGTTGCGCAGGATGCGCAGGTTGCGCATCGACTCGCTTCGCGACCGCCCACCCCCGACATCTGCGCACTAATATGGCGGATGGCGGACGTAACTTCCGCCACCGTTCCACGGCAACGCCGTAGCTTCCCTAGCTTGCTGGCATATCCCGTGTCTAAACCCATCTTTTTACCCATGCAATTTGGCTGCGCTGACCGCTGATGCCCGACGGATTCGCCCTTCCCCCCGCGTCCTCTCTCGCCGGCTTCGTCGAATTCGGGGACGCGACATTTCGTTCCAGCGCGGCCGAGGCTGAACGCCCGCGACACGAAGCCGGGCTGCTCGGCTCGCGCGTCTTTCGCCCGATGGTATTCCGCAGAAACGATATCGCGTGGGTCGCCGCCTGCGCCTGGCGCGCCGGCGCGAAGGCTGACGACGTGACGGCGCTGAAGCGAGCGAAGCGCGAACTCGACCGCGGCCTGATCGCTGGCGCGGCCGAAATCGTCGCCGGGCTGGTGCGCCAGCTTCAGGGCGAACGGGTTGCCGCCGCGGTCACCAGCGTGCCTTGCGGCGAGTCGCGCCGGCCGGATTGCCTCGGCAAGCAAATCACGCAGGCGGTCGCCGCGGCGCTCGGTCTGCCGTTCCTCCAGATCTTCGCCGATCGGCCATGTTCCGGCGTCAGCCACCCAAAGGAGTTCGCGAAGCTGCCGCCGCTACATCAGATCGCCGACCCGCCCGCTTTGATGCTGCTGGTCGATGACCTCGCGACCTCGGGATGGCACGTTGAAGAGTTCGTTGACTGCGCTGCGCCGCCTGGGTGCGGCGGCATCGGCATTCTTGTGGATCAGCGGGGCCGTCACATGAGGGTCGGGATCGTCGGCGCCGGTGCCGTACCGATCGCGAGACGGTCGAGGCGACAATCGCCGCGCTGGCGCCGGGAACGATGGTGGTCACCGGCGGCGCAAGCGGGCCAGACCGCTGGGCGGAGCTGGCAGCCAGGGCGCGCGGTCTTAAAGTCGTGGTGCACGCGCCGGACCTCGGCGGCGTGCGCGCGCGGTGGCAGGCCGCCGACCGCTGTTACGCGCGCAACCAGCACATCGTCGATGACGCGGAGACGATCGTCGCCTTTGTCGCGCCCGATCGCACCGGCGGGACCGAGGACACGATCCGGCGCGCGCTGAGCGCGGGAAAGCCCGTGGAGATGCGGTGATCCGAATGAAGAAGCTGAAGCTCACCAGGGAGCGCCAGGAACGGTTCCTGATGGCGCTCGCCGAGACGGGGGTCGTCAGCACCGCAGCCGAGATCGCCGGGACCAGCCGCACTCGGGTGTACGAGCTGCGCAAGCGCGACCCGGCGTTCGCCGCCGGCTGGGACGAGGCCGAGGAACGGGCCGCCGACGCGCTCGAAGCCGAGGCGTGGCGGCGCGCCGTCGTTGGCGTCGCGGAGCCGCTCGTCAGCGCCGGCAAAATCGTGCGGGACGATCATGGCCTGCCGATCGCGATCCGGCGCTATTCCGACACGCTGATGATCGCGCTGCTCAAAGCGCGCCGGCCCGAGAAGTTCAAGGACCGGCAGGTGGTCGAGCACGACCTCGCCGACGGCTTTGCCGAGCGGCTCGAAGCGGCGAGGCAGCGGGCACTGGCCGCGTTGGTACCAGGAGACGTGACTGCCCTTCCGGCGATGCCGCCGAGGCTGGTGCGCAATGGCCGCGGCTGACCTGAAGCAAAAGCTGATCGACGAGATCGGCGCCTTCGCGCTCGATCCGCTCGGTTTCGTGCTGTTCGCCTTTCCGTGGGGCGAACCCGGGACGATGCTCGCCGATGCCGACGGGCTCCGGCAGTGGCAACGCGAATTGCTCGGTGAACTCGGGTGCCGGCTGCGCGATGGGCATTCGGCCGGCGACCTGTTGCCTATCCTGATGGCGCGGGCGAGCGGGCACGGCGTCGGCAAATCGACGGTGGCGGCATGGGTGATCCTGTGGGGCCTTTCGACGATGCCGGACGCGCGCATCGTCGTGACCGCCAACACCGACTCGCAACTGCGCACAAAGACCTGGCCGGAAGTCACGAAATGGTTGCGGCTGATGATCAATCGCGACTGGTTCAAGGCCACGGCGACTGCGGTGTTCTCCGCCCAGGCCGATCGCGAACGGCTGTGGCGCGCCGACGCGATCCCGTGGAGTGACGAGAACACCGAGGCCTTTGCCGGGCTGCACAACAAGGGCCGCCGCGTCATTCTGATCTTCGACGAGGCCTCGGCGATCAGCGATAAAATCTGGGAAGTGTCCGAAGGGGCATTGACCGACCAGGACACCGAAATCCTGTGGCTCGCATTCGGCAACCCGACCCGCAACAGCGGCCGGTTCCGAGAATGCTTCGGCCGGTTCCGTCACCGCTGGAACCACGGCCATATCGACAGCCGCGATGTCGAGGGCACCAACAAGGCGCAGCTCGAACAGTGGGTCCGCGATTACGGCGAGGATTCGGACTTCGTCCGGGTGCGCGTCAAAGGCGTGTTCCCGCACGCCGGCTCGATGCAGTTCATCTCGTCAGCGCTCGCAGAACTGGCGATGTCGTCGGAGCGCGACCCTCGGGCAACGCGTTATGACCCGCTGGTCATGGGTGTTGACGTGGCCCGCTTCGGCGACGATCGTAGCGTGATCCGCTTCCGGCGGGGCAGGGACGGTCGGTCAATGCGACCGATCAAATTGCGCGGGGTAGATACGATGCAGCTGGCGGCGCGGATCGCTGATGAGAATGCGCGCCATCACTGCGACGCGATCTTCATCGATGGTGGCGGCGTCGGCGGTGGGGTCGTCGATCGTTGCCGCCAGCTGGGGCTCCGGGTGACCGAAGTGCAGTTCGGCGCACGCTCGGATCGAGCCCCGATCGGGGAGGACGGTGCGATCGTCTACGCAAACAAGCGGGCAGAAATGTGGGGAAGCATGCGCGAATGGCTGCGCGACGGGGCGATCGACAATGATCTCGAACTGCTCGCCGATTTAACCGGCGTGGAATACGGGTACGTGCTTAGGGAAGGCCGCGACGCAATCCAGCTCGAGCGAAAGGAAGACATGAAGAAACGCGGGCTGGCGTCGAGCGATGACGCCGATGCGCTTGCGCTGACCTTCGCATACCCCGTGGCGGCAACGGACCGCCGTTGGACCGGTCGGCCGCAGCACCAGTTCGAGTGGGAGCCCTTCGACGAGATGCATCGGGAGCCCGGCTTCGAACGTCCATACTAGTTAGAGTGCTGCGTGTCCGGCAGGCCATCACAGGCAACGATCCGTCGTCGCTTTTACTTGGTGCCGTTCACTGTTACGCTCGCCTAGCCCGACAGAGAATTGCCCGAAAAGCTCCGCGCCGAATGGCCCGGCATTCTCGCATGGATGATCGAAGGTTGTGGATCTGGACACGGTCATTCGTCCCCGCCGCACTGTTTCGGAGGCATTCCAGATGACGACAGAATCCCGGGGCCGCGGCTGCGCATGGTCATGGCGATGGTCGCCGAGGAGGAAGGCGGGCGATCTCGGAGCGGGCCAAGGCAGCGCTCGCTGCGGCCGAGGCGCAGGGCGTCAAACTCGGCGGCCGTGTGGAGAACCTGAAGAATGCCGCAAAGGGGCGTCGGAAAGCGGCAGAGGCTCGGCAGGTGAAGACCGCATCCCGCATCGCCGACTTCTTGCCCATCATCGAAGTTATTAGGACAGAGGGGATAACCAGCGCGACGGGTATCGCAAAGGCGCTAAACGAGCGCGGCATTCCAACGACGCGCGGCGGTCGCTGGCAGGCCGTGCAGGTTCAACGGATTCTAGGGAACGCGACCGCATAGCATTCAGAAGCTCATGGGCCTCTCTTTGGGCGCGCGCGTGAGGGTGTTCCGCGTGTCCCGCCGTGCTCGTGACCAGCGCCGCTACCGACCGAGCCCCGCGGGCGCTCTTAACTGGAAACGTCAGCCTCACCCTGCACCAATGTCGCAGCGCAGGCCGAGATAAGCGGTAACCGGCCCCGTTAGCACCATGCTGTGCAATTCGCTCGGCGATGCCAGGCGTGACGCGATGATCTCTCGGTTGTCGAGCTGCAAGTCGGGTAGTTCGATCAGTTGTAGCTCGAAAAAATGTACCCGGTCGCGTCGACCGTCCCAGTTGCCGCAGGCCACGCCTGCAGGGATCAACGCCGAGGCCGTGAGCCCGAGCTCTTCGGCCAGCTCGCGTCTTGCCGCATCTTCTGGCGCCTCGCCGCGCCGGACCCCACCACCGGGCAATTGCCACCCAGCTTGATACGAGGCGTGGACCAGCAACAGTTGTGGGCCAACATAAACCGCCACCACGGCGCCCTCGTACTGCGGGTGTGTCAGCCACCACCAAGCGCGAGCCAGTGGGTAACCAAGGCGGAAGGCTGTCCGCCACGCAAGGTCGAGAAGTGAGGAAAGCGGGGTCCGCGGAAAGGGTAACATAGGGCTATTGTATTATACTCGGCTCGGAGCGGGCGGCTATGACGACGGCATGGTAGTGTCCTAATTTGAGGGGCGTTGTCGAAAGCCTCGCGCGATCCAGTAGATCCCGATCCCTATCACCAAAACAGCAATGGGCGGCACAAAAGCTGTCACGGCGAGGTTCGCGTACTCGCGAGCGCCAAAATATTCAGGTATCGACATCCAATCGTCGAGTAACGACGTGCGACACCTTAACTCCGGTCCCGGAATGTAAGCACAACTGTGCCACACATATGCGGCCCACGCTACCAGCCAGATAATACTAGCAAATATCCATATTCTTATTAAGCCGACGCACCAATTCATTTACGCGCTTTGTTTTCGGCTACAATCGCCGCCCTCACGGCGGCTTGCGGACTATCGACTGGCGGCTGATGCAACACGGCAAAAAACCGCCGTTTGGTGCTGCCCTCGATCGGTGAGGACCAGGCATAGGCACGCGTCGCGGTCGGATGGCCGGTGAGGTCGAATACGTGCACCACGCCTTCCCATACCGTCGCCCAATCCTTGAGGCTCCTCGGGGTGCAGCCCGCACTGGCGCGAGCCGCACCGCCCGTGCCACCCGATCCAGCAACAAAAGCGCAAGCCAACGCTGGTTTTCGAGCGGATCGTCCAGCGCACCGAGCTCGGCAATCACCGCCTCGCCGACAGAGCAGTATCGGCGGGCAATGCGCGCCGGAACCGGCCCGCTACCCGCCGGCGCGAGGGCCAGACCGGCGCCAATGCACTCGACCGACGAGAACAGCTATGAAGACGGCCGGCGCGTCTGAAGCTCGGCGATCAGCAGCGAGCCTAGCCGGACGTCCGAGACATCGTCAATCGTGCGGCCGGGAGCGAGCCGATAGCCTGGCGCGATATCCACCGCGCGCCAACTGCGCACCCGCATCGCCAGCTGCAGCGCCGCCGCCGAATCGCCCTCGATATCGAGGGCGACCACACACAGCGCCAGCATGGCCTCGTGCAGGGTAATCCGAGCCGAGCCATTCCGGCCGACCTCGCCACGCCGGATGATCCCAGCGGCGCGCATCGCATCGAAGCACCCGCGCACCCTCTT